AGGGTGGCGTATTCCCGGACGTATGCACCCGAGCGCGTGCTGCGGGTGTTTAGTTCGTCGCGGTCGATATCGCCCATGAAATGCAAAATAAAGCGGCTCATGCTTTAACCCTTTCCCGGCGTTCGGCTGGCTTTGCTGAAAGCTTCACGGTGTAGTAAGGCTCGCCGGTTGATGTGTGCGCGGTCATAAGCTGACGCGAAGGCTTTAGATGTAAAGCGATCGATTGCCAGTCAATGGTAGTGCGGCCGGCGCAATGGCTCACGGCGGCGCGGTGTAGCGTGCCGTCGATAGTGCTCAGGCCTGAGTCGATTAGCGTGTCGCGGAGGTTGTTTTGCTCGTCGGTCAGGGCGGCGATCTGCGCCTTGATTTCTGCCATGCGGTCGACGATTACATCAAGGATTGCTGCGTTATATGCTGGTGCGTTCATGCTGTGGTCCTTTGGGTGTAGGTGGCTTTGTTGATTGCGGCGGTCACGGCATCGAAGGCGGCATCAATTCGCGCATCGTCGCCTAAGTTCCATAAAAGTACTTCGCGGGCCCGTTGCAGCGCGTCGAGCATGTCGGGCGCGGCGGCGATCAGGCGGGCGTCTGCTGCTAAGTGTTCAGGCACTACCGCAACGGGAGTGCATTGCTCTGCCATGATGCGTCGATTGCCGTTCGCATGGGCCTTGATGGGGTCGACGTACCACGGCCCTGGTGTGTGTTTCATAGCTTCTCTGCTCATGCTTGCCCCCCGATCGGTTCGAACCAAGCTAACAGCCAGCAGCAAGAAGGAAACCCTCGGGAGTCGTGGCGAAGGTGCTCGGCGGGTTTATCAGTGCCAAGGGGGAAGTTGTAAAGCTCGGCGCATTCAAAGCCATGGGCTCGCATGGCCTGATCGGTCACGGCGAAACTATCGCGGCCAATGGCAGCAACAAAGCCGTTCCCAACGTGGCCCTGGTGCATCATTGAATTGCAAGCTTCTAAGTCTTTCATGATGGCCAGGCGTTCGGGCCATGTGCGTGCGGTGTAAGGTTTGCTCATGCTTGCCCCCGTTCTGCAATTGCGCGACCGAACCGGCCGGTGATTACTACGCGGCCCCAGTGTGCGGGATAGCACGCGGCCCATGCGAGTGCATCGGCGAAAGTGTGGGCGCGGTGGGTATAAGTGCGGTCTGAGCTAAGCACGCGCACTGTAAAGGGTGCAAGCCTAAGGGCTAGCCGGTTAATCAGTTTTTTCATTGGTTCTCTCTGGTTATGGTGCAAAAGCACACCCCAAAGCCCCGCACGCGAGGCGATGGGCTAGGCTCTCAGGGTTGGCGATAGGATTGAAAACCCCGGATAGGCGAATCTTCTGTATGTAATTCGGCCATGTTCGGGTCATGCCCAAAGCGCAGGCGATAGGCTTGAAGGAAAGTCGATAAGTCGCAGTCTTCTTCAAGGAAAGCGGTTTTTCCTTTCATGTAACTATAGGGGGTAATTTTGTCTTCGATGTTCAAGGCGCGAAGCATGGAAAAGGGAACCTCAAGCCATCCGTGGCCCGGGTCGTAGTGAAAAGTGTATTTGTGCGTCATGGTTGAAAGCTCCTAGCGGGAAGTTGGAAAACCACCAAGGGCGGCCATGTGGCGGTCAATGCCGGCGGCGTAGTGGTTCATGGTGTTATAGGCGTCTGATTTGCAGTCGGTGAAATAGTCGGCATCGGTTAGGTGCTCGCCGTTGGAATAAAAGCGCACGGTGTACTCGTCAAGCTCACGGTTGAAGTAAACAGCGGCACGGCGGCCTTGGTTAGTGATTGCGATAAGTAGGCGCATGGTTGAAAACTCCAAGGGTTAAACGGTAACGGGGGATTCGATGGCTATCTGATAGCCCAATGATTTGATAATCTTGATCGCGGCAGGGGTGAGTGTTTTAGTGCCGGCCAAAGCGGCAAGTCCGCAGGCAAGCTCACATACGGGGTAAATGGTTTGAGTGCCATAAACGTCTTTAATACGTACGATAATTGTTTGAGTCATGTCGTTTGCTCCATGGGTTGATTAATGAGACAACATATTGTAGTCGTGTTTTGTATTGTCGCTCAATAGCCATACGTCAGCCAGGATCAACCACTCAGCGGTTGTAATCTACCGCCGATCGGTTATCATGCGTTCGCATAACGTTCACACTGCAAGGGAAGGGCAAAGCATGGCAAGTGAGGCGCAGGAATTACCGCCGGTAGCGGTTGACCTCATAAGCAAGGGAATACCAGCACACAAAGTGCTCACTCCCCATATACCGCTGACACCAAAGCAAAAAGCATTGGTCGAGGCTATAGGGGCGGGGGCGACTAAGCGGGAAGCGTACCTTATGACGCATGAGCCCAAGACAACGAACAGCAAGACAGTGAGCATGATGGCCAGCAGGGCGGCGTCGGCAGATAATGTGCAAGCGGCCTTGTCGCAGCAACAAGCGGTCGAGCGGCTGAGGTATTCGCAAAACCCCCTACAAATCCGATCTTTCCTCGTAGATTCCCTTCAGCACCTCGCACGCACAGCCAAAAAGGATAGCGATCGCCTTCAGGCTTTGCGTATGCTCGGCCAGCTAGCCGACGTGAGCGCCTTCGAAACCCGCTCGGTTGTCACGCATCAAACCGGCTCGGATACAACGGCACGCTTGCGGGAAAAGCTAGCCAGGCTCGGCGGCGTGATCGACGTGGATGCGCACCCACCGGCTCACGCGCAGGCGCACGAGGGCGACCCCACGGTAGGGGGGGAGGGGCAAAGCGGCCAGGGGGCTGGGGGCGGCGCTAGGTCCAATAATCCACACGAATCATCTTCAAAAAATTTACCTCCACACGAACCATCCGATCATTCTTTGGATGCCCCAGAAGAAGACCCCCACCCCCTACTAAAGTCTACAATTCCGTCCATGGGCGGAATTACCTCAGAAGAGGCCCCCATGGAAGAGGGAGTGGGTTCCCATACGGGGGGTAGGAAAAAAAAGGAGAGGCCGATATGGGAGGATCCGAAGAGGTGGTATGCGGAGACGATGGGGGAGGTGCCGAAGATAGAGTGGCAGCCTAGGGAGGAAGCTAGGGAAGAGGTGCAGAGGAGGTTGAATGAATCTGGTGAAGATGGCCAGTAGTGCTGGTATGAAGGTTGGGGATGGTGGGTGGATAGGTACTACTGGGGATTTGTTGTCTTTTATGAGGTTAGTACAGATACATGAGAGGGAGAGGTGTGCTTTGGTTTGTGAGGACTGGGGTAGGAATACCAAGGACCCTGGGGCGAAGGTGTGTGCTGGGTTGATTAGGGAGTTGAAGTGAAGATCGTGGTTGGTCTTGTGCTTCTGTATGCTGGGTACAAGGTGGCAGAGAACGGGCCGCCGGCTAGATCGCATTCATCGCAGAATTACTTTGCTGGTGTTTTGATGATGTGGGGTGTTGGTTTTATCTTGGTAGGTTTGATATGACACAGGCAGAGGCAAAAGTCCTGCTGGCTGTGAAGACTTGGTGGGAGTTGTATCACTTTGGTCCTTCGTATGACGACATACGGTTTGTCTTGCTACAGGATAGTAAGAGTAATGTGCATAGACTGGTGAAGAGTCTGTGTAAGCAGGGGTATTTGAAGAAGACGCCTGGTAAGCCTAGGAGTGTTCGGGTGGTTAGGAAGAAAGATGGACATTAGGCAGTTAGCCAAAGCAGCTGCCGGGAAGCTTCATCTACTTACTGAGGATGAGCAGCGGATACTGCTTCAGGAGATAGAGGAGTTAGAGAGGGAAGATGCAAAGTCCCATGCTCAAAATGATTTCATGGGGTTTGTAAAACGCATGTGGCCAGGGTTTATTCCTGGTAAACATCATGAGGTCGTGGCTAAGGCGTTTGAAAATGTTGTTAATGGACATAATAAACGTCTTATTATTAATATGGCGCCTCGACATACCAAGTCTGAGTTTGCAAGTTATTTATTACCTGCTTGGTTTTTGGGTAAGAATCCGAATAAAAAGATAATACAGACCTCACATACTGCTGAATTAGCTGTTGGTTTTGGACGTAAAGTTAGAAACTTAATTGATTCAGAAGAATATAATCAAGTATTTACTGATGTAAAACTCAAAGCAGATAATAAATCGGCTGGGCGATGGGCTACTAATAAGGGTGGTGAGTATTTTTCCATCGGTGTTGGTGGTTCTGTAACGGGTAAAGGCGCTGATTTATTAATTATTGATGATCCGCATTCAGAACAAGAAGCAAAATTAGCGGCTCATAAACCAGATATATTTGATTCAGTATATGAATGGTATACGTCAGGGCCGCGGCAGCGATTACAACCTGGCGGGGCAATTATTATTGTAATGTGCATGACTGGGGATACCCCAGTTTTGATGGCAGACGGAACGGAAAAGCCTCTAGGCGCAATAAGAAAAAATGATCTTGTAGCTACCTTTGACAAAGGATTGCTAACCACAAGCAAAGTCAATAATTGGCGATCAAGTGGTGTTGATGCCATATACAAAATACAAACACGATCTGGTAAAATACTCCGTGCAAACAAGAGGCATCCGTTTCTTGTTATGAATGAAGGAGTCTTGGAATGGACCAGATTGGAACAACTGAGGGTCGGGGATTTACTTGTATCGTTGAAGGGTGCGGCAGGCCGTCAAGGTCAAAAACAAAACCTGGCATGTGCGGACCATGCCAATCAAAAGAAAGCTACCACCGAAAAAACCCTGATGCACCACGCAGAGAGCTTGGGTATCACGGAAAATGGAAAGGTAAAACGTGTTCTGAAGAAGGTTGCGAGAAGCCTGTTCACTGCGATGGGGTATGCAACGACCACTACGCCAAAAAATACTGGGCTTCAGGCAGGGGGCGTAGAGACGCAGAGTCCAGCAGGGCAGCGCGGATCAAATCTAGGTACGGGATTACTGTCGATCAATACGATGCAATGGTTGCAGAGCGCAATAACAAATGCGATGTATGCGGTGAGCCCCCATCAACAAAAAATACACGCGCCCATTGGAATGGGAAATTGTGCATTGACCACTGCCACGATACCGGAAAGGTTCGAGGGCTCTTATGTAACGACTGCAACCTCACAGTTGGATACGGAAAAACTCCGGGCATACTTGAACGAGCTGCATCGTATCTCAGATTTCACAGTGGACCCAATAATATCGATTGATTCCGATGGACAGGAAGAAGTTTTTGACGTTGAAATTGATCGCACAGAAAATTTCATAGCAAACGGTGTAGTTAGTCACAACACCAGGTGGTCGTTGAGAGACCTTACGGGCCAAGTTATTAAAGCAAGTCAAACAAGAGGTGGTGATGATTGGGAGGTGATTGAATTACCTGCGATTATGCCGTCTGGTAAACCTGTTTGGCCTGAGTTTTGGAAGTTAGAGGAGTTACTGGCGCTTAAAGAGGAGTTGCCGGTAGGTAAATGGAATGCTCAGTACCAGCAACAGCCAACGGCTGAGGAAGGTGCGATTGTTAAGCGAGAGTGGTGGAAGGTTTGGGAGGGTGATAGGCCGCCGCCATGTGATTTTGTGATTCAGAGTTGGGACACGGCGTTTCTTAAGCACAATAGGGCTGACTTTTCTGCTTGTACTACATGGGGTGTGTGGACGACAGAGGAGGGAGAAACGAATATCATCTTGCTGGATGCGTTTAAGGACCGATATGAATTCCCTGAACTTAAGCAGAAGGCTTATGAAACCTACCGCGAGTGGGAACCGGATGTATTTTTGGTTGAAGCCAAGGCAGCAGGAAGCCCGTTGGTCTTTGAACTCAGGAGGATGGGTATACCGGTCAGCGAGTACAGTCCTACCAAAGGAAACGACAAGATTGTGAGGCTCAATGCTGTATCGGATCTGTTTGCTTCGGGGCGGATCTGGGTGCCGGAGCGTAAGTTTGCGGATGAGTTGATTGAGGAAGTCGCAGCTTTTCCTTCGGGCGAGCATGATGACCTAGTAGACTCGATGACCCAAGCCTTATTACGCTTTAGGACGGGCGGTTTTTTAAGCCTGCAATCAGATGATGAAGACCGCGAGCCGATATACCGGCGCAAGGTTGCTTATTACTAGGAGCCAAGATGGAACCTGCACTTTATCCTGCGCCATTAGGTCTTGATGCCGCCATGGAAGAGCCCACGGAAGTGGAAATTGAGATTGAGAACCCAGATTCGTTAGCCATATCAGCAGATGGCGTAGAGATTGTCTTTGAGGCAGAGCGTGAAAGCCCAGAAGATTTTGATGCCAACCTTGCTGAGTACATGGATGACCGGGATCTGGCTTCTATTGCTAGTGATCTGATCCAAGACTATGAGACAGACAAGTCATCCCGCAAGGAATGGGTAGATACCTACGCTGATGGACTAAAGCTTCTTGGTTTGAAGTACGAAGAGCGTACAGAACCATGGCCTGGGGCGTGCGGTGTGTTTTATCCACTACTGTCAGAGGCTGCCGTACGGTTCCAAGCTGAATCCATCATGGAGACTTTCCCTGCCTCGGGGCCGGTAAAGACGCAGATTGTTGGGGCGCTTACCAAAGAGAAAGAGGATGCGGCAGAGCGTGTCAAAGATGACATGAACTACCGTTTAACGGAAGAGATGCCTGAGTACAGACCTGAGCACGAGAAGATGCTTTGGTCCTTGGCCTTGGCTGGGTCGGCATTTAAGAAGGTTTACTACGATCCTTCGCTTGGACGGCCGGTATCTATGTTTATTCCGGCAGAGGATATTGTGGTTCCCTTTGGTGCGAGCGATTTAAGGTCGGCGCCAAGGATTACGCACATCATGCGTAAGACACAAAATGAAGTGAGGAAGCTTCAGCACGCAGGATTCTGGCGCGATGTGGATTTAGGCGAGCCATCCACGGTATTGAGTGAGGTAGAAAAGCGTAAGGCTGAAGAAGAAGGTATGTCAGCCACGATGGATGACAGGTATCGCATTCTTGAGATGCACGTAGAGCTAGATCTTCCAGGATTTGAAGATACTGACAAGAACGGCCCCACGGAAATTGCACTACCTTATGTGGTGACGATTGATGAAAGCACGAACAAGATCCTAGCCATTCGTAGGAACTGGTATGAAGAGGATCCGTTAAAGCTTAAGCGGATGCACTTTGTCCATTACCCGTACATTCCGGGATTTGGGTTCTATGGTTTTGGATTAATTCACTTGGTAGGTGCGTTTGCCAAGTCTGGCACGTCTTTGATTCGTCAGTTGGTAGATGCTGGTACGTTATCGAACCTTCCGGGCGGATTGAAGTCCCGCGGCCTGCGAGTGAAAGGTGATGACACACCGATCGCACCGGGTGAGTTCAGGGATGTGGATGTGCCATCAGGTTCAATTAGGGACAACATCCTTCCGCTGCCTTACAAAGAACCAAGTCAGGTTCTTTACCAGTTGCTACAGACGATAGTTCAAGAAGGCCGCCGGTTTGCTGCAACGGCTGATATGCAGATTTCGGACTTGTCCGCGAATACACCGGTTGGTACGACGCTTGCCGTATTGGAGAGAACCCTCAAGGTCATGTCTGCGGTGCAGGCAAGGCTTCATTACTCCATGCGTCAGGAGTTTAAGCTTCTTGCTTCTATTATTAGAGACTATGCACCTACAGAATATAGCTACGACGTAGATGCGCCTGGCGGAAGGCTGGTCAAACAAGCTGACTATGACTTGGTTGATGTCATACCAGTATCTGATCCTAATGCAACAACCCTTGCACAGCGGGTTACTCAGTATCAAGCAGTACTACAGTTGGCAGCACAGGCTCCACAGATCTATGACATGCCAGAGTTACATAAGCGCATGTTGGAAGTCTTGGGTATCAAGAACATTGATAAGTTGATCCCAGCAGCCAAGGCAGAGCAACCTCGTGATCCGGTATCGGAAAACATGGCCATACTGACGATGCAGCCAGTGAAAGCCTTTATCTACCAAGATCATGAGGCTCACTTGGCGGTCCATACGGCGGCTATCCAAGATCCGATGTTGAGACAGCAGGTGCAGCAAAATCCCCAAGGCGGTGTGATGATGGCTGCGGCCATGGCCCATATCAATGAGCACATGGCGTTCTTGTACCGCAAGCAGATCGAACAGCAGCTTGGTGTGCCACTGCCACCACCAGATCAGCCTTTGCCTGAAGACTTCGAGGTTGAAATCTCAAGGCTTGCAGCGCGAGGTGCTCAGCAGTTACTACAGCAGCACATGGCAGAGGCTCAACAACAGCAGGCTCAACAGCAAGCACAAGACCCTTTGATCCAGATGCAACAGGCAGAGTTGGCGCTTAAGCAGCAGAAGGAGCAGCGTGAGGCTCAGAAGGATCAGGCTGACATTATGTTGAAAGCACAGGCGCAACAGGACAAGGTCATGCTTGAGCAGCAACGGATTCAGAGCATGAACCAGATAGCTGAGCAGAATATAGCGGCCAAGATGATTGATAAGGCGGCGGATATTCAGCGCGATCAGTCTTTAGCAAGGACGGGTAAATGAATTACGCCGAAGCTGTAGAGCTAGAGATTGATAAGCAGATTAGGTATTTAGAAGGACAACTCTCGCAAGGGAGCATGAAGAGTTTTGAGGAGTACAAATTCGTCTGCGGCCAGATTCAAGGTCTTTTGGTCGCAAGGCGCATCAACGAAGACCTTGCCAATCGAATGAAGGAATACGATGAGTGATATTACTGAGGATTCTCAGCAGGAAGCAACGCAACTCCCAGAGCCCACGGGTTATCGGATGTTATGCGCCTTACCAGAGGTAGAGGATAAGTTTGCCAATGGTTTATTCAAGCCTGATTCGCTTGCAAAAATTGAAGAGTTCAGCACGGTTGTTTTGTTTGTACTGAAGATGGGACCGGATTGCTATAAGGATGCGGCAAAGTTCCCAACGGGACCATGGTGCAAGGAAGGCGATTTTGTTTTAGTGCGTGCTTATTCAGGAACCCGGTTCAAGATTCACGGACGGGAGTTTCGTTTGATCAACGACGACACCATAGAGGGTGTGGTTCAAGATCCTCGTGGCTATAGCCGCGCATAAAGGGGAAGTTATGAGTGAAGAGAAGATTGAATTTGAAGTCGAGGGTGAGGCAGAGATCGAGATTGTTGACGATCGCCCCGAGGCGGATAGGAATGCGACGCCATTAAAGGGTGATCCATCTGAGATACCTGATGATGAAATCAAACAGTATTCAGATAATGTAAAGAAACGCATTCAGCATTTGAAGCATGGGTATCACGATGAGCGCAGAGCCAAGGAAGAGGCGCAGCGTGAGCGTGAGGCAGCTATTGCCTATGCAAAACAAATTGCTGAAGAAAATGCAAAGCTGAAAGAGAAACTAACTACGGGTGAAAGCACGTTAATAAAGACGATGCAATTTGCCACAGATAAAGAGGTAGCTGAGGCAGAGCGTAGTTATAAAGAAGCGTTGGATAGCCAAGAATCTGACAGGATATTGGCAGCCCAGAAAGCATTAAATGTGGCGATGTTAAAGGCCGATCGGGTTAAAAACTTCAAACCCGCTGCGCCCGAACCAGCGCCCGAGTTGCCACAGCAACAAAACCCTGCTTATAATGTTCAGCAGAATACTTATCAAGACCGCAAAGCAGAAACCTGGAAGGCCAATAATAAGTGGTTTGGTCAATCAGGCGAGCCTGGGGTAGATGATGAGATGACGTTTTTTGCCATGGGCCTGCATAAAAAGCTTACTCGGGAAAATGGCGAACATTACGCATTGACGGATGAGTATTACGAGAAGATTAATTCTCGCGTAAGGGAGAAATTCCCTGAGTACTTTGGCGATCGGGAGCCGCCAGAGGAAAAAGCAAAGCCTCCTGCTTCGGTGGTTGCCCCGGCAACGCGCAGCTCGCCACCTAAAAAACTGAAGCTGACAACCTCAGAAGCTAATACGGCCAAGAGGCTTGGAGTTCCGCTTGAAAAATACGCCATGGAATTGGCAAAACTACGCATGGAAGGAAAGTTATGAGCCGCGAATCCAGAGAAGCACAGACCCGTGAAACCACGGAACGTCCGAAGCAATGGAAGCCGCCAAGCTCATTGCCTGATCCTCTCCCGCGGGATGGTTGGAGACATCGTTGGGTACGCACCGCAGTACTGGGGCAGTCCGACGCAAGGAATGTAGCCAGCCGTCATCAGGATGGATTTGAACCATGCAAGTGGGAAGACTATCCCGAGGTAACCCGAGCCCTGCTCGCAACCGGACCTCAAACCGGCAATATTGAGATTGGTGGATTAATGTTGTGCCGCGCTCCCGTTGAGATGGTTGATCAGCGTAATACCCATTACCTGAAGCAAGCCAACGATTGGATGAAGAGTGTGGACAGCAACTTTATGCGCGAAAACGACCCACGGATGCCACTGTTTAATGACAGACGCACCGAGGTCCAATTCGGTAAAAGATAACCTCATTTGGAGTAACTCAAATGGCTTACCCGACGATTTCAGGCCCATATGGCCTGCGTCCGATCAACTTGATCGGCGGTCAGGTGTTTGCCGGAGCCACTCGTCAGCGCCGGATCGTAAACTCCAGCGCATCGAGCATTGGTTTTGGTGACCCTGTGAAGTTTGACAACAATGGTTGCATTGTTGTTTGTACCGAGACAACCGCTGCCCCGGTCACTGGCTTTGCTGGTGTATTCATGGGTTGTACGTTTGTTTCTGCTGTAACTGGTCAACCCACGTTCTCGCAAGCATGGATTTCTGGCACCGCAGTAGCAAGCAACACTTATATTGTTGCTTATGTCTGTGAAGATCCAGATCAGTTGTTCCAGGTTTGTGGTGTTAGTGGAACCACGGTAGTTTCGACCACGTCTGGTTTCCAGTACACAGACATCGGTCTGAACGTAGCCATGGTTGCAAACACCTTGAATACCACGACCAAGGACAGCCGTTACGCAGTAGATATTGCAACCGGTGCAACGACACAGACATTGCCGTTGCGAATCATTGATGTGGTGCCCGATACGGCATTCACATATAGCAGTACGATTTACTACCCAGAAATCATCGTTAAGTTCAATGCAGCTTATGTAGTGCAGGCAACTGGCGTGGTTACGGGCGGTCATGCGTACAACAACCCAGTCGGACTGTAAGGGGAAACTTAAATGGCTATTTCACGCGCACAACTACTGAAAGAGCTGCTCCCCGGCCTGAACGCCCTGTTCGGTCTTGAGTACGCTCGTTATGGCGAAGAACACAAAGAGATCTACGAAACCGAGACCTCTGAGCGTTCATTTGAAGAGGAAACCAAGCTGTCTGGATTCTCGGCCGCACCGGTCAAGAACGAAGGCGCTGCGATTCGTTATGACAACGCGCAGGAAGCTTGGACAGCTCGCTACACCCATGAGACGATTGCTATGGGTTTCTCGATTACCGAAGAGGCAATCGAAGACAACCTGTACGACTCGCTCAGCTCACGTTATACCAAGGCACTTGCACGCGCCATGGCATACACCAAGCAGGTGAAAGCAGCAGCCGTATTGAACAACGGATGGGCATCAAGCGTTACTTACGGTGACGGCCAGCCTCTGTTCTCTACAGCACATCCTCTTGTATCCGGCGGCACTAACAGCAACACGCCCGCGACCCAGGCAGACTTGAACGAGACTTCGTTGGAAAACGCAGTCATTCAAATCGCAGCTTGGACCGACGAACGTGATCTGTTGATCGCAGCTCGCCCACGCAAGCTTATCGTTCCTCCTAACCTCCAGTTCGTGGCAACGCGTCTGTTGGAAACCGAACTCCGTGTCGGCACCAACAACAACGACATCAACGCCATCAAGAACAACGGTTCGATCCCAGAAGGCTATACGATCAACCACTTCTTGACCGACACGAACGGCTGGTTCCTCACCACCGATGTACCTAACGGATTGAAGCACTTCGTGCGGACACCGATGAGTACTGGAATGGACGGTGACTTTGACACGGGGAACGTCAGATACAAAGCCCGTGAGCGTTATTCCTTTGGCGTATCGGATCCATTAGGGATCTTTGGTAGCCAGGGCGCATAACAGCAAGCTCTTTGTAAACAACAGAAGGGGGTTGCGGCCCCCTTTTGTTTGTCCTATAATTCTCTGTGTCAAAGACAGGAGAAAGAAATGGACACTACAAACCTACCCAAAACCCGCAAAGAAGCTCAAGACTCAGGAGCTAAGTATTACTTCACAGGCGAACCCTGTAAGTACGGTCACATAGCGCCACGCAAAACAAAAGGTTCTTGCGTTGAATGCCTAAAGGTTGAATGGGAAAAAGCCAATACCACTAGGGCAGATTACTTCCGCGAGTACAACAAATCAGAAGCCGGGCAGAAAGCTAAGCGCAAGTACTACGAAGCTAACAAAGATGAGGTTATTGCTAAGGCCGCTAACAGATCAACCGAGGAGAGACGAAGGTCAAGGAACAAGCACAAGAAGGCAAACCCAGAGCTATACAAAGAACTGGTTAATGCGCGTCGTCGTCGATTCAGGCAAGCAACTCCCAAATGGTTGGATGAAAAGCAACGCATGGAAATACGTCTGAAGTATCGCCTTGCCTTGGAAATGAGTAAGGCTACTGGAATTAAATACGCGGTAGATCACGAGATACCATTGTTTGGTGAAAACGTATGCGGCCTACACGTCCCATGGAATTTGCGTGTAATCACACAAGAGGAAAACCTCTTGAAGTCCAATAAGCTGATTGACTCCCACCCTAATAACTGATACAACCACCCTACTAGGATTTAACTCATACCGACTGGCCTAGCAGACTTAGTAGAGACGGTATGAGGATGCGCTACTACGCGGAGTTATCATGGCTATTTCTACCTTTGACGGTCCAGTCCGTTCCCTGGGCGGTATTTATCAACAAGGTCCGTCCACGATCGTTGAGATCACTTCCAGTACCACATTAAATCCCGTGGCCCATGCAGGCCGGATTATTTCTGTTGGCGGCACGCTTGCAGCTAACGTGGTTCTGACACTTCCAGCAATCAATACCTCGGCTAACGTATCCTCGTCTGGCCCTGGCAATGACCCCAATACGGCTAACAACGAAGGCGTTGTTTATACGATCTGGGTTCCCACCACGATTGCTACTTCGTCACTCAAGATTGGTACCGATGGCACTGACAAGTTTGTCGGTACGATCCTTGGTGTTGATACTGATTCTTCCAATGCGCTTGTGGCTTACACGGCCGGTGCTTCCAATGACTTCATCAACTTCAACGGTACGACAACCGGTGGTGTTGCTGGCTCATGGGTCCAGATCGTTGCCATCGCAGCTAACAAGTACATGGTTAACGGTATTGCACTTGGCTCTGGTTCGGTTGCTACACCCTTCGCTGATTCCTAATAGAGGTGCTTTATGGACACAGACGTTCTAGGCAAGTCTCTTGCTGCGTCTGGTGCTGTCTCGGCTACGCCAACTCGTGTCCGCGGGTTGGTTATTGAACCGGGCTCATCTACTGGCAGCGTTGAGATTAAAGACGGTGGGTCAAGTGGAACAAGTAAGTTCATCATTAACACGGTTGCTAATGGTGAAACCTTTGCTGTACTTATTCCTGCTAATGGTGTTTGGTGTAGGACAAGTGCTTACGCCACACTAACTAACGCCAAAGTCACGGTGTTTTATGGCTAAGGCCAAAGGGATGGGGATTGCCACTTCAGTGAAGTCAGGCAATTTCCGACCTACCAAGCAAGGTGCTGGCATGACGGAGAAAGGCGTTGCAGCTTATCGCAAGGCCAACCCCGGCAGCAAGCTCAAGACGGCTGTGACCAGTGATAATCCTGGCCCGAAAGATGCCGCACGCAGGAAGTCTTTCTGTGCGCGTTCAGCCGGCCAGATGAAACAATTCCCTGAGGCAGCCAAAGATCCCAATAGCCGCATACGGCAGGCAAGACGCAGATGGAAGTGCTAAATGGATACGGGCGCTCTTATTTGGAATCTCATCACATCGTTCTTTGTGGGTCTGGTGATGTTCATGCTTAAGCAAGCTTCAGATGAACAGAAGCGCATCCAGATCCTACTTAACAGAACTCGGGAGGAAATTGCCCGTGATCACATCACTCGCGCAGAAGTTCGTGCTGACATGGAAAAGATTATTGAACGCTTTGACTCAGGCTTTGCAAGACTTGAAGCAAAAATTGATGCCCTCGCTGAAAGGAAATGATGATGCAAAATGATCCCCGTAAAGGCCGTGGGCGCCATGGCGACACAAACTACAACCCTAACTACGATCTTGTACCCACCCAAAAAGAGAAGGGTGCGATGCAACAAGAAGTAGAGGATGCCAAGCTCCGCAAGATGGATCAGCGCCCCAACCTTGGCAAGATGTTCAAAGCCGGTGGTTACGTGAAAGCTGCCGATGGATGCGCCAAGCGTGGCAAGACTAAAGGCACGATGGTCGTGATGAAGTAATTCCGTCCATGGACGGAATTTGCTACTAAAGTAGGGGGTAGTATGAAGAAGCGCAGGCGTTTCCAAGAAGGTGGCGACATTCCTGATATAGACCGGGAGCCACTAAGGGATAGCAGCGGCGAGATTGTTAGGGATAGTAGCGGTGAGGCCATCATGTCTGGCAGCACACCAAGGAAGCCCTTGCGCCAAGTTATGTCTGAAATGGACGACCAGCAGGGCATAGATCTTAGCAACATACGTAAAGCCGAGTCTGCGCCGGTACGAACCCCTCGTATTGAATCAGTAGGTGATACAGACCTTGCCGAGCCTAGTACCGCTGGTTTTTCTCGCACACCTTTGAAAACCACGGCCCCGAAGGTTGTAGCAAAGCCAAAGTCAGAGGTTAAATCGCAGCCTAAAGCAGAGGTGAAACCCGTTCCCAAGAAGGATGTCAAAGCTGAGATTGAGAGGCTCAAGGCTTATGACAAACCTATTGAGCGTGTTACACCGGAGATGAATCTTTTTGGCGGACCTTTGCTCAAAGGTCTTAAAGCAGCTGGCGCCGGTTTAGCTGCAAAGATTGCACCGCAAGCGGCTAAGGCTCGCGTTGAACCATCCATCCCGCAGGAAGCGGCTAAAGCGCTTGCCATGGCTCCCAAGCGCGGTGGTGAGTTGGCCACTCGTGGCGGAGAGCTTGCTACAAAGTCTCCCAAAGGAGAGTTGGTTACCAAGGGAAGCGATTTGGTTAAGCGTCGAGAATCCATGGCGCAATTAGAATCGCCTCGCCGGCGTTTGCCTTTTGAGAAGGATATGGGTAAGGCCAGGCTTGAGACTCAAGCCAATAAGCGCAGGCAGCTCGGTGGAACTAGTCGTAGTGAAGATGTGATTGAGATGGGCATGAAGCGCGGCGGCAAAGTAGGATCAGCATCTAGCCGTGGTGACGGTATTGCAAAGCGTGGTAAAACCCGCGGAAGGTATATCTGATGGATAAAATTGGACGTGTCATGAAAGAGTTCAAGGAGGGCAAACTCAAGTCTTCCTCGGGCCAGAAAGTTACTAACCCCAAGCAAGCCATAGCAATTGGCATATCGGAGCAAAAAGCGATGGAAAAGAAACCTGCAAAGAAGATGGCCTCTGGCGGATACATGCACGGTGGCAAGGTGCACGCTTCCAAGATGGGCTCAGTAAAGACTGCCGCTCCTAGTAAAGATGGCGTGGCAACGAAGGGCAAGACCAAAGGAACCATGGTTAAGATGGCCAAGGGCGGACGCTCTTGCTAAGGTGATTTGTGGCACTTCCTGTATTTGATAGTGAATGGTTTGGTCTAGGCGCGGCTGACAAAATTGCGCGGTTTACCGCTGCGGGTACAACGCTTGATGAATTAAGAAGCATTGCCGACGAAGGAACTATTCAATGGATGATCAAAGAGGGCGGGTGGAAACCTCCTCAAGAAACCGTCCAAGAAGTACAGGCACCACCTTCTGATCCCATAGCAGACCTAGCTTCCGAGTTAGGTTTGCCAAAGTTTCTTGTTGCTAATTTAGTAAATGCTGGTTACTCGGCAGGCGAGATTCGTAATATTTACGCTCCTCCCCCGCCAGAGCCTCCTGCGCCAGAACCCGCCCCTCCCTCGCCGCCTCCACCTCCCTCACAACCTCCGCCATCAGGACCAACGCCACAGCAGATAGCTGATTCGCAAAGGTCAAAGTTTGGGATGACCGCGGATGAGTTTAAGACTCGTCTGACGCAAGGAAATCCAAGTGATTTGCTGATGGATCAGCGATTGCTTGAGATAACGCTAGAGAAGTCATGGTCCCCGCAGTTAGCCGTGGACATGGTGAATACGGCTTTTGGTACAAGCAAAACGGTTAATGATTACACCACGGCAATGTCCAAGGTGTTGCAAGATCCAATTACCAAACTTGTACAGAATGGCGCCTCGGCAGAGGAGGTAAGGCAGATAGCTAAAACTATTGGCATCGATGAAACGACCGCCAATGCAGCTATTAGCACTGCGATAAAAACCAAGGAAGCAAGTGCTATCCAAGCAGACGTTGCCAAGTTCCTAGATAAGGACGGTAATGTCAGCATGACCAAGATTGTTGAATACGCAGATGGCAATAAGCTTGCGTATGCAGACGTTCAAGATGCGCTGAAAGAAAAGTTCCCCAAGCTCACGACAGACATGCTGGTCTATGAAAAGGACCGGCAACAGATTGCTTCAGTAGCAGATGCAGCAGGGGCGGTAGGATTGCCCAAGGCTTTGGCACTGGCTATTGATAAAGGTATTGAGTTAGACAATCTGGCCAAGTTCTTTAACAAGACACCAGATGAATTCAAGACGCTTGTATCAGATAACCTGGGTACGATCGCCACGGCTATTCGAGATTCTGGCACTAATGCCCCGGTAGGATTGGCTGACTTGCTTGGTATAGACCAGGCTGCAACTAATTCGGCCATGAAGAGCCAAGACTTTGTTGTTGGCCTAAACAAGTTGGCCGATACAAAGGGCAATATCCCATTTGATAAAGCGCTTGATTACGCATCAAAGAATAATGTCGGTCCGTATGCGCTTGCAGGTTATTTGAAGGTAGCGCCAGAGCAGATATTTAAATACCAGAAAGATCAGGCTATAGCTTCTGATCTGAATAAGCTTGCGGATGATAAAGGCCAGATTGCTTTTGACAAGGCTCTTCAGTACGCATCGACAAATAACATGTCGATCGAGGACTTGGCGGGTTATATTGGCGTTAAGCCTGATCAGCTTACACAGTATCAAACAGATACCAAGATTAAATCTGGCTTGGATCTTGCGGCCGGTGAAGATAAGCAACTAAGTTATGACGAGATCATCAAGTTTGCTTCAGACAACAAGATGAATCTTGCTGATGTTGTGAATTACATCGGTACCCCAGAAAGCCGCAAGGACTTATTAACCGGTATTCAAGACTATGTAACCGCCAAAGAAGCAGATGCAAAGCTTACTGGCCAAGAGCGTCTAACCAATCAGCTTAATGAAATCACCAAGGGTGGAACTACCGCGGGCGTATGGGATAAGAACCAAGGGTGGGACCATCACTCTAAGAAGATGGTTGATTACCTAACCCAATACGGTATTACGGATCTGAATCAGATTGGCACGCGTGTGGAAACCAGATCTATGCCTACAACTGAACGAGTTGGAGAGGGAGATGATTTCCGCATGATAGAGGGCGAGCAAGCCACTAATTACGTTGTTTACTTTGATAAGAAAACCGGCAAAGAGTTGCAAGCCGTACCTCAGTCCGATAACGGAGGTATGTGGCGCTTTGGATCCGAGGGCGAAGGCAAGGGAAGTACAGGATACTTCCTTGGACAAACGTCTGGTGGTGGCGCAGGTATAGCCAGCAATTGGGAAGAAAAGTATGGCGCCAGAGAGTATGCCCTTCCTCTTGCTGTAGCTGCGGCCTTTGCTGCACCTTACTTACTGCCTGAGCTTATTGGTGCCGCAGGCGCAGCAGTAGATGTTGGTGCAGTGGCGGCAGGAACCGCCGCATCAACAACTGCGGTGGCATCTGGTGCAACGGGATTAACTGGAATGCTTATGGCGGCTGGTATGCCTGCTACGATAGCGCTGCCTACGGCTACAGCAATAGCGCGAGGAACATATCAAGGTTTGGTAAACGAGGCTGCTGGCGGCGACTTTAATAAAGGATTTGTTGCTGGCGTGGCCCCTGTTATCGGTACCATGGCTGCTCAAGAAGCCTACAAAATGCTATCGAATCTTGAAAATGCGGAAAAAACGGCATTCCTTCTTAATGATCAGCAAGCCACGATTGCAGCAAGAGCCGTCGGTAGTTCATTGAGCCAGTTGATAGTCGATGGAAAGATTGACTTAACCAAAACACTTACATCAGCTGTGACGCCCTTGGTAACCGAGGCGATTGTGGATGCCAGCGGCAAAACGATAACGCCCGCACAAGCAAAGTTTATTACGCAAACCGTTCTCTCTGGTGCTCAGAACATAACAGCCATGGCTCAAAACCCGATGGCTGTCATGAACTTCATTACCAACAATTCCAAGCTAATTGATGAGATCGCTTCTGGCGCTTCTAATGCGCTGACATCAAACAAAATTACACTCAATGGCTTAACTGATGACCAACAAAAAGCTTTGGCTGGGGTTAGTGAGCCTGGTAGCGATATAGATCAGCTCGCATCTAACGCTGTGACAGTAACGGGTGCTGCTGATACAGCCATGGGATCCTATGGTGAGGATGTAATAACATCCGCTCCAAAAGTTGAGGTCACTGGGCAGAAGGTTACATCCCCTATAGGCCAACAATTAACTATAGAAGGTGTCACACCGAGTGCTGGACTTGGGTCAACAAATGTAATGACAAGTACGCCAACCGTTACAGTGACCGGTCAAAAGCCCGCTGAGGCCGTAGATTTCACTGACATCAACACAATCATCCCTGGCGCCGGCGAAATACAAAAAGCCGGCACTGTGAATGTGGCAGCAAAATCAGAAGATCCAAATGCGGCTAAGTTAACTGTTGAGTCTAATGTTCCAAAGGCTGAAGATGCCGTAGTAAGCGAAACCCCATCAGTAGTGGTAAATGCAAAATCAATAGTGGATGAACCACAGCTCGGCATTAATACTTTGATACCGGATGTCAACGTCGATAAAGGCGGCATCTTTGTTGGTGGCACACCAACGGTAGAGGTTAAGTCAACAAAAGAGTTGCCTACAGATGATCCTTTGGATATTGGCGGTACAACTACTACGACCACAACAACAGGTGGAACGACTACGACACCCGTAACGCCTACGCCGCCAATAACTATTCCACCAATAACGCTAGAACCTGGCATAACAGTTAACAAGCCCGTTGGCCCCGGAACCGGTACTGATAACACGATGGACTTCCAGCAACCAACTGTTTTAGGTCCAGAACTTTCAACTTATTACGGTATGCCGTATCCTAATTACCTACGTCCCTTGAATCCTTATTTGCCCATGGGATTAGCCGCACTGATGGAGGCGATGAATGCAAAAGTCACGGGGTATGGGGATTATCAATCCCTCCAAAATGCCGCGCCCAAAATTACGATCCCGACGTGACGATACTGATTTCATTCAGTACGCAGAAGGCGGGAAAGTATCAAAGGTTAATGAGGCTGGTAACTACACCAAGCCTGGCATGAGGAAGCGTTTGTTTAATTCAATCAAAGCTGCCGCTGTGCAGGGGACTGGTGCAGGCCAGTGGAGCGCCCGCAAAGCACAGCTACTCGCTAAGCGATATAAAGCTGCTGGAGGCAAGTACAAGTGAAGGCTCCGCAGCAATCCTTGAAAGCTTGGGGGGACCAGAAATGGACTACCAAGAGTGGTAAACGATCGTCTGATACGGGGGAGCGTTATCTTCCAGAGTCAGCAATCAAATCGTTATCTCCACAGGAGTATGCTGCGACCACTAGGGCAAAGCGTGCAGGTAAGGCTAAGGGTAAGCAGTTTGTAGCGCAGCCAAAGACTATTGCCAAAAAGGTTGCACCGTTTAGGAAGGTGGGCAAATGACAACCACGGGAACGACAACATTTAATCCAAACCTGAACGAATACGTTGAGGAAGCTTATGAGCGTTGTGGACGAGAGCTACGGTCTGGTTATGACTTGCGTACAGCTCGGAGATCTCTCAACCTTTTGCTCTCAGAGTGGGCGAATCAGGGGATAAACCTGTGGACCATGGAGCAGGGGGCAATCCAGCTTTATGCCAATCAGATTACCTACCCTATTCCAATTAACACAGTAGATCTTGTTGAAACGGTTATCCGCACAGGGGAAAGTCAAAACCAGACGGACATCAATATCAGCCGGATCTCGGTAAGCACTTACTCAACCATTCCTAATAAGCTAGCCACAGGGCGGCCTATTCAGATCTACATTGACAGGCAAGGCGGTCAAACATATGTCTTTACTGGGACGCTTGCGGCTAACATCACATCCTCTGCTACAACAATACCGATGTCTAGCCTCGCAGGGGTACCATATGCAGGATATGCAAACATTGGTTCGGAGACGGTTTATTACTACGGTACTTCAACCCAAGCCGAGAATGTGGCAACAGGTGCTTCGGCTTATGCAACGCTAGACAATGTTGTCCGTGGGCAGAACAACACAACGGCTGCAAGTCATTCATCTGGCGCAGAGGTAAGTAATACCAAGTTTCCTAATGTCACGGTATGGCCGGCCCCGGACCAGGGTTCTATCAGCAGTCCTTATTACACGTTGGTTTACTGGCGCATGAGAAGGCTGCAAGACGCTGGTAATGGTGTGAACGTTGAAGACATACCATTCAGATTCCAAGAGGCTCTGATTGCTGGATTGGCATATAAACTTTCATTGAAGGTAGATGGGGCTTTGGAGAGGATGCCAATCCTTAAAGCACAGTATGACCAGGCTTGGGAGTTGGCGTCCACGGAGGATCGTGAAAAGGCGCCAATTAGGTTTGTGCCAAGGCAGTCATTCTTAGGAACGGGCGGGTTCTAAATGCCCAATCAGTTTGCCAGTGGTAAGTGGGCCATATCGCAGTGTGATCGCTGCGGGTTCCGCTATAAGCTTAAACAGCTAAAGCCGCTGACAATCAAGACAAAAAATGTCAATATACTGGTATGTCCGACTTGCTGGGAGCCTGACCAGCCGCAATTGCAGCTAGGCATGTTTCCCGTGAATGACCCGCAGGCCGTACGGAATCCTCGTCCCGATTCCAATTCGTATTACCAGTCAGGTTACAACGGGATGCAGACGAACAACACGGTAGGAACAAGCCCGCTTTACACGGGGGTTCCATCTGAAGGAAGCCGAGTTATTGAATGGGGCTTCAACCCTGTTGGCGGTGCAAGATCATACGATTCCGGCATGACCCCTAATCACCTTGTGGGTCAAGCATTGTTGAACAGTGTCACAGCATCATAGGAGCTGACATGAAGGACGACATCAAGCAGGACAAAAAGACGGCAGCGGCTGCTGTGCATAAGCATGAGAAGGCCATGCACCCAGGCAAGCCCCTAACCAAAATGCGTAAGGGTGGACCTACATCAGAGATGATGAAGAAGATGGGTCGCAACCTTGCACGCGCGCGCAACCAGGGGTAAGTTATGGCCAAGTACTCTATGAAGCAGGGCGGCAAGGAAGTCGGTCCGGCATCTGTTTACGCAGAGCCGCATACGATGACTGGCGCCAAGGTTGTTGCATCGCCTAATCCAGGCAAGCAAATGCCATACAACATGGATAAGGATTGGCAGCCCACACATGGGGTGGCCATCAATCCTAATAGCCAAGTCAAGACGACTGGTATTAAAATGCGTGGCGCAGGGGCAGCAACCAAGGGTGTTATGTGCCGGGGGCCAATGGCGTGAACTGGGGTGAGCTGAAGACAGCTATTCAGGATTATCTTGAGACGACGTTTGAGACGTCCACGCTCCAGACATTTGCTCAGCAAACTGAACAGCGCATCTTCAATACCATTCAATTCCCATCGCTTCGCAAGAACGTGACCGGGAGTTTGACCAGCGGCAATAAGTATCTTCAGTGCCCGTCAGACTTCTTGGCCGTCTATTCCATGGCGGTGATTGATACGGATGGATCGTATAAGTATCTCCTGAATAAGGATGTGAACTTTATACGCGAGTCATTTCCTACGCCCACGGATACAGGCTTCCCATACTGTTACGCACTATTTGGTCCAGACTATCCGACATTTCCGAAAGAGCTGACGTTCATTATTGGGCCAACACCCAATTCGGGTTACTCGGTAGAGCTTCATTACTTCTACTACCCTTCTTCCATTGGTGCAGGTAATGTGGATGCAACGACCACATGGCTGAGCGATAACTTTGACTCGGTGCTTTTATACGGCTGCTTGGTTGAAGCAAGTACATTCTTGAAGCTTGAGCCTGACTTGATGGCCAATATCAATGGCAAGTACAAAGAGGCATTAATACTGGCCAAACGACTTGGTGATGGACTGGAGCGCCAGGATGCGTACAGGACTGGCCAAGTTCGGGATAAGGTGGTGTAATGGCGATCATTCAAACCCTGACGACGAGCTTCAAGGTTGAAGTGGCGCAGGGTCTTCATAACTTCACCACGGGAACGGGCGATGTCTTTAAGCTGGCCCTATACACCGCCAACGCGGATCTCGGTGCCTCAACGACTGCTTACACGACGGCAGGTGAAGTCAGTGGAACCAATTATTCCGCTGGAGGAATTATCCTCACAAACATCACGCCAAGCTTTCAAGGAACTACTTCTTATTGGTCTTTCCAAAATGCGACATTCACAAACGTCACGTTAACGACCAATGGGGCGCTTATTTACAACTCAACTAATGGAAATCGTTCCGTTGCAGTATTAAACTTCGGGGTTAATATCACTAAAACCGCACAGGACTTGGTGATTACATTCCCGGTTAATGATGCTACCAACGCCGTTTTAAGGATTGCATGATGGAAAAAGCAAAAGCGGGTGATCAAGTTTCTAGCGGGTTAGCCGCTAAAACATCGTGGGGTGAATCGGCTGTGGCCTGCGGTAGGTACTATGCAGAGTGCCATGACAA